CAGCGTACCCATCCCCTCTGAGATCAAGTCGGCAAAGGTCAGGAACCTCCCCTGGGCATCAACTTGGTTGATGGTACACGCAGGTGTCAACCCAAAGTCCATACCAATGATGAGCGGGTGAGTCTGGAGCTTGATGTAGTTCAGCGACTGCTTGGCAACGTGTGTATCCCGGTCAAACGCCTTGAACACTGGCTGTCCGCTCAAAGACTTGCCAAATTCCCCGTGGACGTACACATCTATCCAGTCTTCCTTCTTGCCTTCGCACAAGTTCTCGTAGTAGTCATCGGGCAAGTATTGCACCCAGTCCGCCTCTTGGCTCAACCCGGACGGCTGTATGGTGACGTGCATGTTCTGGGGCGGCTCAGTGAGCATGGTCTCCCAAAACGTGTCCATGTCTGGCGGGTTTGTAGCCCCCCACACTTTGTGAATCTGTTTACCCTGGTCGTCACACGCCCCAACGCCGTTCATCGTCTTATCGGGATACCTACCCAGACGACCAGTGAGTGCGTTAAAAATGTCGGGGTTGATCTCTCGGAACTCATCCATGACACCAAACGTCAGCTGCAACGAGAGCAACCGGCGTACGTCGTTGGCATCATCCAGTCCACGGAACAAGACTTCGCACTCCACGTCGTCAAACTTCAGCTGGAATTTACTGTTCGTCTTCTCCAGTATCCCGGCTTCCCCGTCTGGATACCACTTCAAGAAGTCCGGTATGGTCGTGTCCCACAGCATCTGGCGGGTGTTACGAATGACAGCACACCTGCTGCGCCGTATTCCATCAGGGGATGCCTTGACCCGTTTGGCTTCGTAGCCGATCTTGATGAGCGCCGCCGTGGTTTTGGTTGACCCCACCGGCCCCACGATGAAGTTGGAGAACTTGTCTGCTGTAAGAAACGGAACCACCGATATGGGCGGTGTGTAGACAAGATTAGCCATCAATGGTCAGGGGCTGTGCCCCCTGCGGTATGTTTATCGTGATACTGAACTTGGGTGCTGCATTGAGTGCGCCAGCGTCAAGTTTCGGTGCTTTCAGTCCAGCTACATCTGTCAGTGCGTTGAACACCGAGAGCTTTTGCAAGATCGTAGAGTCGTTGCTTATGGCCTGCTTAAACATCATGGACATCATCTCTTCAGCCATAAGTCCCGCCTTGAGGCGAAACGTCATCCCGTTGCGTTCAAAGTCCGACCGCTGCGCCTGTACAGCTGTAATGAACGGTGGCCACTGAGACAACCGCTCCCACTTCTCGCCTTCAAACCCAAACCTCTGGGCAATCAGCGTCGGGTCTTCCAACCCCGCAGCACACTCCCACACCAGCTGGGGCGGGATGTCCAACGTGATGTGCGCCTCTGGTGCGCTTGGCGACAGCGCAAACTCTGTGTGATCAGAGTACTCGGTTAGGTCATCCATCGCGTTTGGCAAAGAACGCCGTCAAGGCTTGTCGCACAACCTCAGACATCGGAACGCCTGTGCTTTTGGTGTACGCCTTCAGCTTGACAGCAAGGTCTTCGGGAAAAAAGAAGTTGAGCCGAATCATCTAAACCCTGCCGTTTTTTTCGCAATGCTTTTAGGCTGCGCTACAAACTGTTTGCCTTGTGCCTTACCGGCACGTTTGGCTCGTGTAGTAGCGGCATACTCAGCAGGCGACAAGGATTTAATCGCCGCCTCAGGCAAGTAACGCTCACCTGTTTTTGAAGACGGTTTGCCACTCTTGGTACGCCACTTCTGGTCGCCCCAGTCTTTGAGAGACTTCTGCGGCGCTTTCAATCTTTGTACCCCCCACCTGCGGCCTTGTACTTCTTGGCCACAAGCTGTGCCTTACGGGCTGACCACTGCCCTGCGCCTGTTCCCTGTGTGGCCGCAGCTTTTACTTCGGACACGATCCGTTTACGAAGCGCAGGTTTTGTGTAGTTGTTCGCAGCATTTACGGTACTGCGGGTAGCCATCAGTACTTGCCCTTCATGACTGGCTTACCAGCCTTTTTCATTTTGGCGGCTTCCATCTTCTCGCCTTTTTTGTACATGGCGGGAGGCATCTTCTTCTCAGACTTTTCTTCTTTGGCGGTCTCTTTGCCTTTGAAGCGGGACAAGAGGTTTGCGGGCATTTTGGCCATGGGGTGCTCCTGGTGGTTGATGTATGTATGTATGTTAACGCGGAAATTAAATGAGTCAAGTGCAGTAACGGGTAAGAAGCTCGCCTGCCAATTCGTTGAACCTTGGCTGGAAAATCGGAAAACAGCCAAGTCCTCCATCCCCGTTGCGCCGATTTAACAACTGCACGTTGAGAAGTATAGGGTGTTGGTGCTCCCATAAGGCAGGGTTGATTGCAACTGAACGGAAGAATCACGGGGCCAATCCGTTTCACCAACATGTTTATGGTACGTGGGTGCGGGCGGATGTCAAGGGAGGAGGGGTATATAAATGTATGTAGGTGTATGTATATGAAAATTTTAGGTCTTGTAGTGTGTGAAGGGGGTAGTAGTGGGCTGCCCCCCTCGCGTCCGTGTCCCTCCCCCCTCCCCTCCGCCGCCCATCGCACCATGTTGGCTGTTAGTGTAGGGTGGTGATCGCATCCCCTACGCTGGCAACGATGCCGGACATGATGCCCTTTGCATACCCTACGGGGTCGGCACGATCTACGGATTGTGGGTTGATTGTTTAGCTAGTCAGCACTGGTCATTAAAAATTGAGATGTAATCCCATGCCGTGGCGGGCATGGCTGAGTGTGAAATAGGCGAAGGCACTCTGACTGCGGCGATTGTTACCCAGTCAAGCTACGCATTAGGGGCGAACGCAAAACCCTTTAGTGTGGTGATATGCATCAAGTTGGATAAGGCGGTCAATGTACGCCCCGACAATATCACGCAACACACTAGAGCAAGTCTAAGCGACCTAATACTATCGGGCTTGAATGACGGGACATAGCGCGACCACAGCTGGGGTAAGACTCCCCACTGGTGCACCCTTGGAAAAGGTGCTTAAGGTAGGACTAGTGGAAAGACACTAGCAAGTAACGCTGACTTAAACGAGCGGTGAGGTACGCATAGCGGGCACCAAGAACAGCAAGCCCGAGTCCCCTGAATTCAGGGGGCATCATAGTGTGTAGTGACAGTATGCACTAAGTGTCCCTTAACTTATTAACTTGGAGAATTTCATGAATCAAATCACAATGACCCCTGCTATTGTTCGTGTCGAGGGCAAGACCAAAATTGCCCGTCAAGTGTCCGTGATCGAGGGCGCATCTCAGCAAGCGTTGACCGCTTGTCTGTCACTCAAAGGTCGCGCTGGTAACGCTATCCGTGCCAATGCCGCATCCGCTGGTTTGCTCGATGTTGCGGCGGCTTGCGTCAACTCAAATTACAAACCGCTTGCTGAGATGATCGCCATCCGCTTGGGTGAACCCATGATGATCTCAAATCGTGCGTCATTTGAATCACTGCCTGACTTCTTCGAGATGCGCATCATGAAGGCAAAGTTGGCTAAGAACGATGGTATGCGTATTGACAAGAAGACTGGTGCATTGGTCAATGGTTCCAAGCTGGCAACTGAGATGGAATTGAAAGCACTGGTGACTGACATTATCCGTGCCGTCAACGAGTACCACGCTACCCGCAAGGCTGAGCAACAGCAAGTTGTCGAAGCCTGATCCACTGTCCCTGAGTACGGACGCAAACTGCTCATCACTCACTAACTTAACTGGAGAATCCAATGCGTGTACATCTTTTGCCCAAAGGGCAGTCAATTGCCCCTATGCCTCCCAAGCGTGTCAAGGATGCGATGTTTGACCACCGAGACATTCGTGGCCCCTTCTCTTTACTGATCGCACCCACGCCACCTCAAGTACTCGTTGGTGGTGGATTCATGCGCGGCATGGCGACCAACAGATTGTGGGGTTGAATGTTAGTGGACACTCACGAGAATATTCCAGGGGTGTCCAGCGGAATATTCACCGGAATATTCAGTACTACATAAAATATCCATAGGAATCAACCACTTATGTATCTATGTAATACTCAATATTCTAATATTCCAATATTCCACATAGTCAGACGCCCTTACGCGAGAGATGATGACGATTGTTGCGTGAGAGCGCGTCATACACACAATCCACAATATCTCAAAACCCGCCTGACCCTTTCCAAAATCTGGAATATTGGAATATTCCCGTTAGTGACCACTAACCCCCTAGTATCCATGCGGGTTCTAGCGTAAGTACCCACTCACGAGAATATTCCAACACAATTTTCCACCGGAATATTCACCCCGCTTGGTGGTGTGCGGCGGCGTCCGCACCTATCATGCCGTCAATCGACCGCTTGTTCCTAATCGGTCTCAATCACTTCTGCTTGGGCAGAAGCATAACAAATAAAATTCGGCAAGTCAAGCGAATCAAGGGATTCCCCACTAACTCACTCAACCATTGGAGGCATTATGCCCAACGATCTCATGTATCTTGAAGCTGACCACATCGTCACACCCCCCAACTACCTGTCCGAATCCGATGAAGGGTTCATGTGGCGGTTCGTTGATGACTTCAACCCGATGGATTCCCTCGGCCCTTTGGACGACCCCGATGCGTTCTTGGCTGAGTACCTCAAGCGTACCTCAAACTGAAGGGCTGATCATGGACAAACTATTCTTGGTGTGCTGCACCGTCTTGACAATGCTCGCTGGATATGTAGGCTGGGACGGCGATGGGTACTACCTCAGACAGCTGCTCTTAATATATGCAGGTGGCATGGGCGCAATCACCCTGGCCATGGCCTGGAAGGACTGACCGTGGAAGACTACCACCTACCCATATGTACACACTGTTACGCAGTGCGTGTCGAACCACAACGGGCAAAGGCACAACGACCAACCTGTGCATCATGTGGTGAGAAGATCGCCCAGCAACGCAAGCACACCGTGGTTCCCATGCCCAAATCAAACTACATAGCAGTAACAGACTTGTCCCTGCTCAAGGGACTCAATTCATCACACAAAGGGAAATCATGATTACCGAACAGATGAAACAAGAGCAGACGCAGGTACTCAACAAGCTGGTGGCGAAGTACCCAGGTCAGCGTGTGTCAGTGTCGTGGGATATGAACTCAGTTATCTTTGGCAGACCACGGATGATTATCAGAAAGGGGAGCAAATGACGGGATACCCCGCAGGTTTACTGCAAGATGACGACCCGAGGTTATCCAAGTGGTTAGCCTCACGCCCAGACGCACGGCGCATAGTGCGTGAAGTTTGCATGGAGATCAAGCATGAAAGGACTGTTCAAGAAGGCATACATGGTCGGCCAAGGTGGGATGACCTGTGCGTGCTGCGCACCCAAGTCGGGTAACAAGTACGCCGCCCGTGCCAGACAGAAGATGGACAAGCAGAGCAAGCTGCGCCTGACCCGAATGATCAACCAACTCAACAAGGAGTGACCATGAAAATCAAAGGAGAAGAACACATGAACAAAATTCAAACCGCCACCCTGCGCCTTGCTCAAGCAAGCGATGGCAACCCAGTGACCACCACATTAACTGTTATTTTGTTTTATGTGTTGATCAATATGCTTTTTTACGTCATTGAAAAATTATTTTTTGGCGGTCAATTTGTGCACGTTTTTGATGTGTTTTTGGCGATGGCCGCAATTGCATATTCAACGTATGCGGTTTACTGGTGCGCAATTTATAACAGCACGAAGGAGTAACACATGACCACCGACCCGTTTCTAGCACACGAAGCACTTGATCGAGCACACATGGTGGGCGAGATCATCGAAGACCACTTGGGAAACCACCCATACATCCGTGCCCACGATGACATCAAGCTGAAGGTTGACCAAGCGCTGTATCTGTTAGCGGAGGTATATCAACTTATTGGAGCACGATCATGAAGATCAAGACAAGTGAATTAACAGGTGCCGCCCTTGATTGGGCGGTGGCGAAGTGTGAAGGCCACACAGACGGAAAAGACTTTGCGTGGTACTACGACAGACGCAACACTTTCAATTTTTCAACCAACTGGGCGCAAGGCGGGCCGATCATTGAGCGCGAGAAGATCACCCTCCGCATTTGGGATGACGAGGATTATGTACATGCGTACATTGATACTGGTAAAGACTGGTTTGAAGGCCCAACACCCCTGATCGCCGCTATGCGGTGCTATGTGGCAAGCAAGCTTGGAGACAACATCGACATACCAGAGGAGTTGACATGAACGAGATCATCGTAGAACCACGCACGGTGTATGGCAATACAAACATATACCCCAAGTGTGAGAAGGCAAAGTTGTTCGCCCGGTTGGTCGATCAAAAGACATTGACACAAGACAACCTAGACATCATCAAGCAGCTTGGGTATTCCATCCGAGCGCAGTATGTTGAAGTCAACCTGTAAGGATACCTATCATGTTCCCAAGCCCCAAACATCGCGCAGTATTTCTCACAACCCTACGCACACTGGGTGTTGCCAAGCTGATCGTCAACTTCTCTGGAGGTGGCGACTCAGGCGACATTGAGAGTGTTGATGCGTACAACGCAGATATGAAAACAGAAATCCCACTGACTGCACAGATACCTTGGAGTTCTGATGAAAGTTGCTTTAATGAAGAATACAAGACGTGGACAGAAGTTACCAAAGAAGGGCTGATGTCCATCGAAGAAATTGCCAAAGAGTTAACACTTAAAGCCTTGGAAAACGAAGGGCTGGACTGGTACAACAACGATGGTGGGCAAGGCACACTGGAGATCGACTTCTCAACTTCACCGCCAACAATCCAGCTGGATGTTGGTATCAACTACATGTCCACAGAAGATCACAGCTTTAACCTAAACGAGGAGTAACCATGCACCCATGTCATCACGCATTGACCAGCGTAAAAATCTGGGGCGGCAAACCCGAGGACTACGCAGACATACACGACTGGTTTGACGCGACCAAAGAGCAGTTCGCAGACGCACGGCACCGCGCCCTGAGACACCACAGCCAAGGCATATTCGAGTGTGAGCGTGTCTTTGGTAGGGAAATTACCAATAGCGATGGCAAGCTAGTGCCAGTACGCTACATAGGGGAGCAACATGTTAAAGAAGACTGCGGTGGACGCATACCAACCGTGGCTGACTGGTTTCGCAACATCAAGATGGAGGTGTGGATGAACCGTGGATACAAAGTGGAGGCAGCATGACTAACTTAACAATCCGAGAGCGCATCGAACGCGCAGTATTCCTGTTGGCAATCATCGTGCTGCTGTTGGATGTTTTAGTCTGGAGACCATGATGAAATTTGTATGGATGGTGGATTTTTTAGGCGAAGATACCCCTCACACACTGTCGGTACATACAACGAAAGCCCTAGCGGAAGCGGCGAGGGATGCGTACATCAAAAGCCCTATGCACGGCGGCACTGAGGATGACTACTGGGTGCATGGCGTGTCCCTTAACCGAACTGGATTGGAGGATGAAACATGACAAAAGACGAGCAATGGGAACTCATGACAATACTCATACCACCGGAGTACTTGGCCGCAGTCATCAAGCGGGTGGAAGATGGGACGATAAGCCGAGCCAGTGCCAAGGTTGTCCTAGATGAAGTCTACAACACCAGACTAGCCAGACTCAAAGAGTTACTAGCTCACCAGGCGAGCCACCCAACTGACAGATCAAATGGAACACAAGCGTAGAACTTGTGCGTGTAGCAGACCGTTAGGGTAAACCCTAACACAACTTCAACTCACTGAAAGACCTTATGAAATACTCAGACCTGTATCGTTCTTGCTTGGCCAACTTCGCCAAAGGCAACACACTTGTACCCTTCATCGAGGGCAAACCTGGAGGCGGCAAGTCTTCACTGTGCCGTCAAATCGTGCGGGACATGGGCATTGCCCCAGAGCGCATCACCGAGTTCAATCCATCCTTGCGTGACCCCGTGGACATCATGGGCTTACCTATCACGGACGGCGATTATTCACGCTGGTTGCCTCCCCAAGAGTTCTATCGCATTCGTGACGATGGCACTGATCAGCCCTGTGCCTTGATCATCGAGGAGTTGTCAGATGCACCTGTGCCTATGCAGAATCCCATGTGTCGTGTCATCCTTGACCGGCAGGCAGGCGAACTCAAGCTGCACCGCAAGCTGTTCATCATTGGCTCAGGTAATTCGACAGAGCATAAGTCTGGTGCTACCCGTATGACTACCAAGTTGTCCGGTCGTATGCAGAACCTGACCTTCGATGAGAACCTGGACGACTGGTGTGACTGGGCATTCAATGCTGGCATCGACCTCAAGATGATTCAGTTTCTGCGCTTCCGTCCAGCCCTGTTGTCTGACTTCGATGCCAATCGCAAGATCAATCCATCGCCTCGCACTTGGTCAATGGCCAACGAGGTGGACGAGACCCTGCCATCTGACCTGTACTTCAGCAACATCGCTGGCTGTGTGGGTGAGGGTGCGGCGGCTGAGTACACTGGCTTCAAGCGTATCTTCGAGTCCTTGCCCAACATTGACGCACTGCTTATGAACCCAAGCAAAGCCGAGGTGCCTGAAGACCCAGCGGTTCGGTTCGCCTTGACTGGCGCAATCGCTCAGCGTTCTACCAAGGACAACTTCGACCGTGTCATGGAGTACATCAACCGCATGCCCAGCGACTTCCAGGTTATGTTTGTCATGGATGCGACCCGCCAAGACCCGAGTGTGCGCAACACCAAAGCGTATGTTCAGTGGACAGTCCAGCATGGCAACACATACCTCTGAGCTTGTGTGGTGGTCACCGACCGCAGCAAACACGGCTGGAAGCCTGAATTTAGACAGAACTGGTACGGTCGAAAGACTATATCTAGTAAGGCTGGACGCACCACACAACAAGCTGTTGGCAAGTGTGTTTCGGTATGGCTCTGACTACAGAGTAATGTTCAACGACTTCAGTGACAGCGATTTTCCGTTTGAATTTGCTTCCCTGCGCGATGCCAAGGCGTATGCCTATGTCACTTCTTTATTAACTTTGAAAGGTAATCATGAATCAATTGAAAGTCACCCCCCTGGCCGCTAAGGCTATGCTTGTCAAACTCACGGTGCGCCGTGCCAACCTGACCCGTAGGGATACATCTGCGGAGTCGTACATCCAGTCCCAGCTGGACGATACATCGTTGGTGGTCAACTCCAAGTTGTTCCGTGACAAGACCAACCCCATCAACCAGATCATGTCTGCGGCAAGCGAGGTGTACACCACCCACAAAGACCGCACACTTGCCTATGTTGACAAGGGGCCACGCTTGCTGCCCAACACCGAGTACTTCGACTACTCAGCCCAGATGCGTCAGCGTATCCAGCAGGTGGACAACATGATGGC